AATGCTGGATTACTATAGCTAGAGCTATTAACAGCGTTGCCGTCAAAATCTAACAATGGTTTGCCTGTTACTACAGCAGATATATTAGGTATACCGTTTGGGTAAACTTGCGGATCGGCTGTAAGCCTCATATATACACTCGCAATATTATCTAATGTATCAGTCGCACCCCACTCTGTAGCAGGTGTCATATCATATGCAGTTTGTCCAACGGCATACCCCAACTTATATGTACCTGCTAAACGATCTACTGGATATATTGCTGTGTTTTGAACATCGTCTTGGAAAGCAATATTGTCATTAAAAAAGATAGTATGTACGTCATGTATCTCGTGACCAGCAAGCGCAACCACCATATGTAAGAATTCATTTTTAGCGCCGTTTGTGCTGACAAAAAGCAGTGGTCCAGATACTCTTACAGTACCATATATGATACGCCGTGATGCAACAGTCTCTCTGCTCATCTGCACCTTACCACTAGTCTCACTTTGCAAGCTGCCAAAGCTTGGTGCTTTGACCATACTCTGCGCGACAGCAATAGCAGTACCGGCTACGACTATATACGAGCCAACTATAATTGCTGTTTGGGTAGCCACTGATATGTTGATACCAGCTGATGCAATTGCATATAAAATTTCCGCTGCTAATAATTCGGCCATAATTTATAAATTGTTAATTATTAAATATAATATGCTTCTGTTATTTTGTTTCTGCGGCGAAAAGCGCCACCAGCAAACAAAGCATTATTTCCATCAAAGATGCCAATAGCCTTCTCGCATATTACTACATCTCCGACACATATAGTGTCATTTTCTCTTTTTTTTAATCCCACCGATGATAATACAGAGTGCCAACCACCTTTATTTTGTATATAGTCAAAGGCAGATTTTTCGTCGCTATAATCCGACATAAATGTATGATTAAAGTCTCGGTTATACATCAGTTTTAATACTTCGCCAACAAACAACCCACAATTGTTTGTCTTCCAGTCGAACTTTTTATTATGAAGTTCAGACAACTTGTTATAAAATGATGAGTCAAAATTCATATTAGCCCATACCATTGGTTGTACCATCATCATTATTATCATTACCGCCATCATTAGCTGTGCTGCTGGGTGCGCTGTTGCCCCAATATATTGATCTTTCTGCCATTGACGCCACAAAGCGTAGACCTGTATCACTTGGAAATAATTCTTTTTGTGCTTCATCCGTATATCTAATGTCTCGTGGACGATTTAGTGCAATTAATCTGCTTTCACATTTTACATCTATAGTACTTGTTTCGCCATTCTCATTAATAATCAGTTGATCCATAGTACCTTTAAAGATAATTATTTTTTCAAACAAAGTTAAGTTTTCGTCGTATAGTATTAAGTATACACTTGCATTGAAACCTCTATAACTGCCACTTAAAGCCAATCCAATATTCTCGGTGGGTATACCGCTCAATATTAAACTAATCCCTTTGGCAGATACATCACTTGTTTCGGTTACTGGGGAAATAGAACCAAAAGTTCCCACGCCCTGATAAGTGCCGCCACCATACTCATCGCTAAAACTTTGATTATATTGACCTGTCCATAGTCTGACTATACTACCAGAAAAATTTAGATAGGCAGCATAATAAGGTTGTATCAATGACAAACTGCTCGTAACAAATGAACTAGATATATTACGACTCATGTAAATGATTCTCTCATTGCTATGACCACACCGTGCATCATCATTTCATCAACACTATATGATACATCGTTGCTTGCTAATCGCATATTAGCACCGCTAGAATTGTTTATACTATAGCCAGCTTGACTTGGAGTTAGTTTCGGGAATAAACTAGTTGCTGTAGTAAATTGCACAAGTCTATTCGCAGTTATGTTGCTGGTATATCCATATTTTCCTACTGATACAGTACCACTAGTTACTGTGAAATCATTTCCAGTTGCTGTTGTAGTTAATACAACGGCAGTGCTGGACATCAGAAACTTTGACGGCAACTTAAATGTAAATGATGTAGATGTACCAGCGAGAGAGTTTAGAAACGCTGTTAGCTCCAACGCATCACTTAAAAATAGTGGAGCTAGTGTAACATTGAGTTCCCAAAACTGACCACCATAACGATGAGTTTGTACTTTACCTGTATATGGCGATTCGAATTGTGCACCAAGTGTGCGAGATGTAAAATCAATTTTTTGAGGAACTAATTTTGTGTTTACTGGATATGCTGGCATATATTATATATTGTTATGCGGGTGATAATGCGCGAGCATATGAGCCACCACGTTGCTTTGCTTCTACGACGCCCGCAATCGCTTGCTGTTTGAATGCTGGTAGTAGTGCTGCCATTTCGGCACGGACTGTCTGGGCTACGCCGGTTTGTACATATATATTTTGCACAACTTGAGTGGATTCTCTCCCGTTGCCCATCATGTCATTTGGCACAATAATTCCGTTGGAACGAGGAACAAACAACTCTGGACCAGCTTCTCCGACCATATATGGATTACCTGCATTGACTGGACCACCCGCTGCTTTGCCAACAATACCAGTCATCTGGCCAAATGCTAAAGCGGCTGGAGCACTAGCAAGACCAACCGCAGCCATTATAGCTTGTAGTATGGTTGTGCGTATAATCAATACAGCAATTTGTTTTAACACGTCTTGGAATACATTACGCAATGCCTCACCAAAGTTTTGTCCAGCAACAATAGCATTAGCAAGACCATCGGCGAAGTTTTGTGTTAAATCAACTGCGTCTTTAAAATATATATTTGCTTCTGAAAATGCATCTGCTTGTGTTTGTGCGAACTCCTTTGTTGCTTCAGATAGTGCCTTTGTTTTTCCTTCAACACTCAATACAGCTCTACCATATTCATCAGTCGCAATAGAAGCCGCTTCTATATCTTTTACACGTTGATTATAAACTTCTGTAGAACTTCTACCTTGTTCAGTTAGAGTTTTACCAAGATCTTCTATTCTTTTCTTTTCATCATTATTTATATCGATGGTTGGTAGTGTTATTCCTTTTGGAAGACCAATACCTTCTCCAAATCCCATCGGTTTAGTAGAACTCACAAAAGTTCCAGCACCAAACATTTCTGCCCTTTGGGTTTCTTGTGAAAACTTTGTTTGACTGGATATACTCAAACCTTTATCCACTCCAAGTGCTTGACGTGGACCTCCACCTGGAAATGCTTTACGAAGTTTATCTAAATCAAGCTGGTTTAATCCATCTTTTAAATCTTCTACAGCTTTTTTATATGTATCTACACTTATTCTACCAACGTCAACCGCAGTTGTTAATTTTACAAATTCTAAAATGGCTTTTTCATATGGACTCTCAAACTTTTCTGTAGTTGCTTTAGCAAAATCAAGCGACGCTTTCTGGGCATCCTTAAACGCTTCTTCTAAATCGTGTACCTCTTGTGATTCAGCATCCAATACTTTTCCCGCTTCATTGGCACTTTTAGCCGTAGACTCATCCAATCTTTTTTGTGCGGCTGCTATTCTGTCAGCCGATTCTTTCAAAAAATTTTTTACTTTATCTTCGGCAGTTTCAAATCCAAGAAATCCAAGAACAGTATCTTCTACACCTTCTCTAATTTGTTTTAGTGCTTCTGCATATTGATCAAATCCTAACAGTTCAGCACCTTTACCAACAACTCTTGTTACTGCTTCAAATACTAAAAGAAATATAGTAAGAGTTTTAAATGCAAGTGCGGCGGCAGCAGCAACTTTACTAAATGCACCTGCAACACTTATTAATGGAAGTGTCAAATTTGATAAGAAAGTCGCAGTGTTTAAGCTTATCATTGCAGCCATTCCACCATTTGCAGCAACGATTGCTTTTACCACTTGAAAGTTTATTACATTTGCCAGAAATGAGAATCCTGCTGCCAGCTTCAAGACAGCAGCAGGTGCAAATGCCAAACCTACAAGAGCAGCAAAACCTGTTAAGTTTCTAATAACATATCCCAGTGCATCTGATATTTTGAAAATAATAGGGGCCAATTCTACTAAAGATTTTTTTATTTTTTCGTCTAATGTTCTTCCAAGTTCTTCAAAAGATTTAGTTATTTTATCTATAATTCCTATTTGCTCTTGTGACAAGCCACCTCTGCCACCGGCGTCTATTCCAGCAGCACCTTTAGCAATGAGTGGAGATAACTCTGTGTATGCTTTACCAAGTAATCTTACACCAAGTTCAGCACGCTTATTTTCATCACCAACTTTACTTAATGCCTCTGCTACTTCTTTAAATCTTTCATCTGGGTTTAGACTTGCCAAATAACTATATGATAATCCAAGTTCATTAAATGCTTTGACTGTTTCTTTACTTCCACCCAATGCTTCATTAATACTCTTTTGTAATTCTTTATAAGCAATTTTTACATCACCAATTTCACTACCATTACGCTCTGCTGCTAAACGCAACTTGTCAAACTGAGCAGCAGTAGCTCCAACCTTTTCAGCTTCATCTGCTAGTTGAGCAACTTGCTTTGCAGTATTCGCAAAAGCCGCACCAACTTGTTGTACAGCTGCAAGTCCTATTAATCCTTTTGCGAGATTAGCTATTGATTTGGCTGTGGCGTCATATGAACTAGCTACACCCCTCGCCTCACCCTTTGTTTTATCACTCCACGTCTTGGTCTTTTTGGACATACTATCCAGACCAGCTATATACTTTGCTACATTTGCTATAAAATCTACGCTAACAGAACTGATCGTTGCCATATTATGTATTCTCCGTTAGTTTGGGTTCACTCATTATACTAATAAGTATATGGCTACGAATTTTTTGACGCTGCATAGCGCATTAAATTAGCTTTCAAATTTACTTCTTGGGCTGAGTCTTGAGCAGTCTTGTCCTGTGGAAGAAAGTCTTTGACTGTATATTGCTTTTTACCACTGCCCATGCAATTAGCCATTACAGAGCAAAGCAGAGCAGTACGTGCGTCTTCTCTGCGTTCTTTGTCTTTGTATGCATTAATCAATGCTGTATACAAAGGATCAACTGGACTAAGCCCTATGAATGTATCATAGGGTATAGTTGTCCAACCCTCTACGACTGAAAATGCAACTATATCATGTGCTGATATAGTCTGTGCCATTACTCCTTATTAACTGAATCCATAGCAGCTTGGAACTCCTCGCTGCTATAATTCTCTACTATATCTAAAGTCACAGTCTGATCAGTTGTGTATTTTATAATAAATACCATGTCACGAAGATCACATGCTGATTTTCCTTCTTTTTGGAAAAGCTCCATAGCATTCTTGCCGGTGAGAGCTTCATATTTACACATTGCTTTTAACGATATTTGTTTGAACATTTTATTTTGTTTGTTGTTGTTGAAATTTGGTGAACAATGCATGATGTTTAATCAAAAACATCTTCACTTGTTTTTCTTCTTGCTTGCGCTGGTGGCAAGTCAGAATGAACTTAGCTCTCTGTTCGCTCGTCCATTCGGCACCGAATCGCGGATGATTTTTACCCTTGTATTTTTTGCGCGATTCGGCGATTTTTGCTTTCGTTTCTTCTGAGTGCTTTTTCCCGGTAAACATATAAACATACATATAGTTTAAAAAAACCAAAACGTTGTTTTAGCTTTAAATTTAAACATAAAAAAAGCCACTCATACAGAGTGGCTTTTTTATAAACTATCAAACTTAATTAACCAAAAGATCCCGAGAAGCTAACATTCCCGGTCAATTGAACGTCAACTGCGGCTTCCAATATCCCTTGTGATGGATCTGCGGCGGTGATGGCGAAACTGGTCATCGATCCAGTAAAGCCAAAGACGGTGGCGTCGCTAAATTTCATGAGGAACAGATCGTTTCCTGCTACGTTGTTCGCGGACTGCGATACGATATAGCTGTGTGTAGCGTTGCTCGGAGCATATTGGAGTGTGAAATTCAACACGCCCGGATCTGCTAAAGCAGCAGCCTTGAACTCTTTAGCTGTTGACTCCATCGTGGTAATTTCGATGGGTGGCTTACTGAAGTTTGGTCCGCCAAGGGTGGTGACACCTTCGACCGGTACGTATGTAGCTCCGATTTTTAATTTGAGCTGTGTTTTACTATAGATTGCTGGGCTGGCCATATTAAAGTTTTCCTATGTTAATTGTTTGATGATCTTGTCTTTGAATAAATATAACCCAGTACAAGAAAAAAACCAGTCTTGGATAAACTTTTTCGATTATTGCTTGATATGTATATATGCCATCGGTTAGTAGTTCAGCCGGTAGCGCGTTGTAAGACATAATAATAGTTAAAAATCTGGCTATCCAATATGGGATAGCCAGATTCTTTTTATAAACATGATTGACACTGAAGAATATGACGATGGTTATGGCGACAAAGAAGACAATAGAAAAGCTTATGTCGTTAATGTGATTTATAAGAATATACCTATCAAGAAGAAGCAAATACTACATATTGCTACAGAGTGCTATTCTGTTTTTTATTGCTCAGACCGTAAGTCTATTAATATTAGGTTCTATGAACCTGAGAATGCAGCTGCTTTTGTTGATATAATCAATAGCTATTGAGCGAAGTACTCTGCCCACGTTTTGCCATCTACTCTCTCGCCCTTATATGTCCAGTCGTGAAGTAGATAGCCACACCGTATTATCATGTCAACGTGTAGGTTACTTTTTAATCCAGTTTGTTGAACAATAATAGACATACCCTGAGACAAATCTACTTTTTCTTTTGTTTTTATATTAATTAAACACTTGTCTTTGTATCTTTCTCGGCGAGGTAGATTGTAATCTAACTGTGGCGGCACAACAACTTTGACTAAGTTTTTCTGGATTGTGCGTATGTTTGCAAATACATTCGGCTTGCCATCTGGACCAGTCTGTTCTTTTATATGTGCATCGTAAAATGTTTTGGCTAATTTCTCGCAATCTTCTATTTTGGTTTTTCGAAAACCCATAATATCATAGTTGGCTTCATCGACTTTTATAGTGTTACTATTGTCGCGCAAACATAGATAATATACATTGTCTATAGTATTATGTTTTATTATATGACCAAGTAAATTTCCAGCTGAAACAGTTTTTATAAAAGTATAATGCTCAATCTTGTCGATTGGCACTTCTATTATAGTAGGTAAATATACTTTTGCGTATTTAGTTCTCAAGTATTGATCGTCGTTAGCATAGTCTAGCATTGTAGTAACCTTTTTTAATATCCATATTAATAAATTGCGTATTTAGCGTTTAAATAATCTCGCACTAATGCAGCTTCAGCTTCTGTTAATACTATATTATACGATATAATCTCAGCTATATATCCAAACCAGAATCGATTTAAAAAGTCATAATCGCGATCTAAGCCTACACGTATAGGACCAATAGTATTAGATACTGCTTGTGTGGTGCGCACATAGCTAACAAATGCATTAGCTAGATTTAATGTATTTGTTTGTGTATTATTAACATAATAAGTACCAATTGCTTGATCCCAATCCGATGTACCGTCTGTGCCCGTAAATACTGGATAGTTTGGGTGTGTGCTAAAAGCACCGTCATAATTTTGAAAACTTGATGTACTCTGTGTGTATTGGCCAACTATAAAACATGTACTACCAGTTATATTGCCGCCATATAGTACATCATTTGTTCCGTCAAAAAGCAATGCTGGTTTGCCATTGAATATATTAGTTTTGTATTGTGGTCTATTACTAGCATTGGACTGACTTACATTATTATTTTGACCGCTGCTATCTGTCCAAGTAGTTACGGCATCGCTGTCGGATAGTGATAAGCTATCTGCCTTTAGCCACAGGTTAAGTCCGTCCCTTGATATTGGTGGAGGTGATGTAAATCTGAATTTTATAGTTTTAAACATATTAAATTGATCCTGTTGGTGGTACTGGTTGTGCTGCAAATGCTTCGTCAAAATACTCTTTAGTAATCTCTGTTGGGTCAAGCCACTCTAGACCATCGTAATTTATACTAGGGATTTCCGAT